TCCGCGGCGGCCTGCGGATCGGTGCCGCTGTCGAGCAGGCCCTTGAGAAACGCGGAGGGCGATTGCCCGGGCGGCATCTGGCCGGCGTTCGGCGCCGTCGGTGTCGCACCGAGCGTCGTCAGCGGCACATAGGCCGGGATGTCCTGCGCCGGCGCGCCGAAGAGTTGCCCGTACGCGCTGAGGCGCTGCTGGCGGCTCGCCCACTGGTCGTAGTTGGCGTGCTGGGTGGATTCGGCGTTGAGCTGCGTTTGCTTCGCTTGATCCTGTTCGTACTTCAGGGTCGCGGCGTCGCCCTCCGCTTTCAGCTTCGCGGCGTCGGTCGCCGCCTTCGAGGTGACGTCGGCCGCGTCCTTCGCCGCCCCGGATTGCATCTTCGCGCTCGCAATCAAGCCGGTCGCCGTCGCGCCCGCGCTGACGGCGCCCCAAAACATCGGCATCGCAATTAAGGCAGGCATCGTTCTCGCTCTCCGACCGGGACCATGTAGTGATCCCCGTCCACTTTCACGGCGCCGACATGCGCCAACAGGCCGCGGACGTCGTCACTGCACGCCGCGGTCGCAAACCACGCCGCCCCGAAGTCCTCGCGCACGACGCGCTGCACCGCGCGCCACAGCCGCCGCGGCGTGCTCGTCTTCCCGCGGTGATCGGGATGGATCCAGAGGCACTCGGCATGAAGCACTGGCTGCAGCACGTGGCAGCCAACGATCGCGCCGTCGTGCTCGACGACGACGACCCGCGCCGCGTCGGTGAGCTGCGGCCAGATCGTGGCGGCTTCGGTGCCGACGAGTCGCGGATATTCCGCCGGCGGCAGGATGCGCGTCGTCATGCGACCTGCTCGCAGGTCACGTCGGCCTTGAACACCAGCGGCGTCCCGCCGACGGAGCCATACGCGATCGCCGCGGTCACCGGCGACGCGCCGTCGGTGCGCAGCAGGAAGGTGCCGCTCTGCGGCGTGGTCACCAGATTGGCGGTCAGCGCGACGCCCGCCACACTCAACACCTGGCCCGCGTCGGTGTAGCCGATCGTCACGATGAGGCTGCTGCTCACCGTCGCCGCTTGCGTCGGGCGCAGCGTCCAGCTCACGCGGTAGACCCCGGCGACGGTCACGTTGAGCGACGTCGCGGGAATCGAGGCGCTCTGATTCGTGTAGCTCTTCGTGGTCACGACGCGCGCGGACGCCTGCAGCAGCGCGACGAGCGCAAACAGCCACAGGTACCAGCTGTGCGAGATGGGTTTGTCGTCGCCTTCGAGCAACCCATCGCTGTACGGAATCGGCGGAAAATTCGCGACGGCCATCAGGCGGCCCTCTGATCGCCGTTGAGGAAGGCATCGACGATCCGCCACGGGATCGGGTCGGTCATGATGATCCGCGGCACCCAGAGCCGCGGCGAGCCGAGCCGTGTCCAGGCGGCGCGCGCGTGGTACTGCCCCATCCGCCCGACGCTGGCCTGGCGTTCGTTGCCGAAGGTCTTCCCGCCGTCGCTCGAGCCCTGGAAGACGATCTGCGGATTGACGCCCTGGCCGGTGGCGGTGCCGAGGCCCGCCTCGAGCGAGAGCTCGAAGCGGCTGAGCGGCATCCGGCGGTTCTGGTTGAGGAGCACGGGGCCTTGCCGCAGCCGGCGAATGGCCGAGCCGTCCGCGTCGGTCCCGACCGTGACGTCGAGCGTGTTGAGCGCGCCGGTGGTGGCATCGCCCACCAGGTGCTGGCCGAACGCATACACGTGCACGCGCGGGCCCCAGACGTGGTACCGGGTGTCGGCCGGGACCCAGCGGCCGCGTTCCGCCCAGAGGCCCGTCGTCACGTCGTAGACCCAGGTGGCATCGGCCGTCGGGAAGCGCAGCACATAGAAGGTGTGGCCCTGGTCCTGATAGACCAGCGCTTCGGCGTCGGCGATCGTCGCGGTGCGGGCGTAGCCGGCGAGCGCGGTCTCGACGGCGTGCGTCGAGATGCGTTGCGGACTGTAGCCGCGCGTCGAGACCACCTGGCCGGCGCCGTCCTTGTTTTTCGTGAGCCAGAACACCGCCCCGCCGATCGCGGCCAGCGAGAACGGCGCGGCAATCCCGTACGGGACGGTCAAGCCTTGCCGCGGCGCGAGGGGAAACGGCGCGGTGCCGGCGTCGTACCAGACATCGCCGGTCAGTTCGCCGAGCAACCAGATATCCGGGCCGTTGACGAGCATCGCCGACCACGGATCGGGTTGCGCCGTGCGCAGCGCGAACTGCGTCGGGTCGAGCGTCGTGCCGTCGCCCAGCGCGGAGATCCGGACCTTGGCCAGCGCGAGATTGAAGATCAGGAAGAACCCGTCGATCATCCCGATCTGCGTCGCCTCGCCGGCGAGCACCAGCGTCAGGGTGTTGGTCGCCAGCACGAAGACGTAGAAGTTCCCACCCGAGCAAATCGCGAGCTGCCCGTAGGTCGGGCCGTTGGCGACGATCTGCGCCAGATTGGAGTCCTGCGCGACGCTGCCCCAGCGGGTGTACAACGCGGTGCCGAACACTTCGTAGAAGCCGCCGCCGATGACCACAAACGTGCGGCCGTTGACGGAGAGCGCCGCGCGCGTGCCGATGTCGCCCGCCGTCAGGAACGTGCGCTGCCCCGGCGTCGGATAGAGCGCGAGATTGGGTGCTTCCCCCTGCACGCTGATCTGCTCGACGACCAGATTCATCGTCTGCTCGCCGTCGGCGATGACGCTCTGGCTCTGGTTACTGCCGCCGATGAAATGGGGATACGAGGGCATCAGTCGCCCTGCCAGCCGTTGAGGTAGGTGCCGCCGCTGGCGCCGCCGCCACCGGCCAGGCCCGCATCGCGCGTCACAATCCGCGGGGTGATCCGGTTTGCTGTAAAAATCCGCGCGCGGGCCAGCCGGGCCGCTTTCTCCAGCCGCGGCGTGACGGTCTTCTCGTAGCTCTCCGCGATCTCTTCCTGCAGCGTCAGCGTGATCGCGGAGCGATAGCCCGGCGGCAGCGAGAAGGCATCGACCAGGGCGATCCGCGCGAGCACGACGCGCGTGAGCAGCGTGACCACGTACGCGGTGGTCGGGACCGGATAGAAAAACAGTTTCCCGGTCGGCCAGTCCGGCTCGTAGTAGACATCCGTCGGGATGCTGCTCGTCAGCGTCGGCAGCGAGAGCCCGTCGTACCACGCGGCGTCGCCGTGCACCGTGATCGGGGTCTGCGAGCCGCCGGGCAGCGTGAGACTCGCGCGGACGATCCGTTGCGGCCGCTGCGGCGTGACCCACGTCCCGGCCGCGCCGATGGTGTGCGGCGACAGACTCGGGGTGAGGGTGAAGCTGGCGAAGTTCTCCGCCCAGACCGCGGCGCGATCGGCGTTCCAGTCGTCGAGAATGCGGTTGAGCGTGCGCAGCACATAGACGGCGTCGCCGTTCTCGAGCGGGTCGCCGGCGGCGACGATGTTCCACGCCAGCAGCGCATCGGTGACCAGGTCGAGCCCGGTGAGCACGCCGGCGCCGGTCGCGGTTTGGAGCGCGGCATTCTGCGCGGGGGTGATCGTGACGATCGTCTTGCTCGCCGGCGCCGCGCCCGCGCCGATGAACGTGTATTCGATGCTGGCGCCGTTGGTTTCCGCTTGCGCCGGGATGTACTGATAGACGCCGTTGCCCTTGAGCGTCGCGGCGCCGGCGGCGACACTGCCGATCGCCTGCGCGCCGGTGTCGATCGTGACGTACACGACGACGGCGCCGGTGAACGGCACGCCGGCGAGCGTGATCACTTCGCAGTTGACGACTTGGCCGGCGGTATTGCGGATCATGAGTCGCTCGGCTGTTCGGGCGTCGGCCCGATCTGCTCGTTGAGCCGCGCGAGCCACGCGGCGGTGAACACGGAGGCCACAAGCGGCGCACTCCCCACGCCCGCGGACGCGAGGACACTGGCCGCGAGGGCGGTGCCGACAAAGGTCGCGGTGCTGGTGCCGCCGGCGCTCGCGGCGCCGCCGATCGCCACACTGCTCGCGAACGTCGCCGTCCCACTGCCCGTCGCCGCACACACGCCGGCGCCGGCCGGAATCACGCCCACCAACGCCGTGGGACTCGTGCCCGCACTGGCGAACACACTGGCGGCTTGCGCGGTGCCGACAAAGGCCGCGGTGCCACTCCCCGCGAGCGTCCCGACCGCCGCCGTATTCGCGGCGCCGACCAGCGAGACGGGACTCACGCCGGTCACGCCGAGCAGGGCATTCGTGACGGGCGCGCCGACGAAGGCCGCCGTGCTCGTGCCGGCCGCCGGCAGGACGCTGCCGCCGGTCGCGGCGCCGACAAACGACACGCCGGACACCCCGGCCACGCCGAGCATATTCGGCACGGCCGTCAGCGCAAAGCCGGCCAGGAGCCACGGACGGATCGGGAACGTACGTCCAACGCGCATCAGTACACCGACGACCGATTGACGGTTTGATTCACCATCGCCGTGCGCAGAAACGTGGCGCCGGGTGGCGTCGTCGCCGTGAAAC